ATATCACAAAGATACTGTAGATAGTTTCAGTGAGACTATGCACTTGTTACATCGTGAAGGTGTGGTTCACGATAATTTGATGAGTATTATCGAGAAATACGGACCAAGTAATATTGATTCAGTTATTAATCACGAAAATGATTATAACTTTGATTTCTTTGCTTGGAAAGCATTACAAGAAATGTATTTGTTGAAATTACCTAATGGTAAAGTTATCGAAAGACCACAACATATGTATATGAGAATTGCATTGTGGGTTACTGACTCTTACGAAGAGGCGGTTGATTACTACAAATCATTGTCAGAACAAAGAATTTCTAAAGCAACCCCAATTATGATTAACTCAGGAACATTAATTCCACAGTTAGCGTCTTGTGTGTTACATTACAACAATTCAGATTCAAGACAAGGATTATTAGGAACATTGAACGACATTTCAACCTATTCATCAGACGCTGCTGGTATTGGTTTGTGTATGTCTAACCAAAGAAGTAAAGAAAGTCGTATTACAACTTCAGGTGGTTTTGCGGGTGGATTATTAAAGTATCTTAAAATTGTGAATGAGTCGTTAAGATTCTTTAATCAACAAGGTAGAAGACCTGGTAGTGCGGCTATCTACATTGAACCTTGGCACAAAGATATCTTTGATTTATTGGATATCAAAAAGAACACAGGTAAAGATGAGTTAAGAGCAAGAGACTTGTTTACAGCGTTGTGGATTCCTGATAACTTTATGAAGGCGGTTAAGAATGGTTCTGATTGGTATTTGTTCTGTCCTAACGATATTAAGAAAGCTGGATTGAAACCATTACAAGAGTCTTATGGTTCTGAGTATGAAGAAACTTATGAGAAAGCGGTTGAGTTAGGTCTTGGTAAAAAAGTAAGTGCAACTGAGATTTGGACTAAAATTATTGAGTCACAAATTGAAACAGGCGTTCCCTATTTATGTTCTAAAGATAATGCTAATAAGAAAACTAACCACCAAAATATTGGGGTTATTCACCAATCTAACTTATGTGCTGAGATTTTCCAATACACTGACGAAGAAACAACAGCGATTTGTACATTGTCATCTATGGTATTGAAAAACTTCATTATCGATGGTAAATTTGATTTTAAATTACTGTTTGATGAGGTTAGAAAAGTTACAAGAACTTTAAATAAAGTCATTAACATTAATAACTATTCTACAGACAAAGGTAAGAAAGGTGGTTTAGAACAAAGAGCGATTGCTATCGGTGTTCAAGGATTGGCTGACGTATTCTATTTGTTAGATTATGTATTCACATCTGATGAAGCTCGTGAGTTAAACAAAATGATATTTGAAACTATATATTTTGCAGCAATCACAGAAAGTAACCAATTATGTATTGAAGAAAAATACTCACCTTATGAATTTTTCAAAGGGTCACCAATGTCAAAAGGTATTTTCCAATTTGATATGTGGGGAATATCTGAGAATGAATTATCAGGAATGTGGGATTGGACATCATTAAAAGAAAGTGTAATGAAATACGGTGTATGTAATTCATTATTCACGGCTCAAATGCCTGTTGCGTCTTCTGCGAAAATTACAGGTTCATTTGAAATGACAGAACCCGCTCATTCGGCATTGTTTAACAGACGAGTTGTAGGTGGTGAGATATTGATAGTAAATAAATACTTAATACAGGATTTTGAAAAATTAGGAATTTGGTCTGAAGATTTGAAAAATGATATCATACTAAATGAAGGTTCAATTCAGAACATTAATTTCAATCATTATCTTGATGTTGAGGACAAAAATTACAACAAGAAAGTTAAACGAATAGAACACTTAATATCTAAGTATAAAACAATTTGGGAGATTTCACAAAGAGAATTGATTGATATGGCAGCTGATAGAGCACCTTATATTGACCAATCACAATCAATGAATATCTACATGGGTAACCCAACTCTATCAAAGATTTCATCGTCTCACTTTTATGGTTGGGAAAAGGGACTGAAGACTCTTTGTTATTATGTTAGAACAAAGGCGATATCAACAGGTGCTAAACATTTGGCGATTGACATTTCTAAAATGGAAAAACCAAATAAGGTTGAAAAACCAACAGTTGATGTGATACCACAAAAACCAACTGATTCACAATTTGAATGTTTTGGTTGTTCGGCATAATTAAAAAACTGTAATATTTAAAAACTCTCGGCACTGTCGGGAGTTTTTTATTTTAACTCATATTTAAAAAAAATATTACGACATTATATTTATTTTATATGGGAAATGGTTATACATATGGAATTAATTTTCCTTTTAGAGATTCGTTTGACGGAAAATATTTGGACTTGTCTAATACAGGTGATGAAGAAATTAGAACAGATTTAATACACCTTCTTTTAACACGAAAAGGGTCAAGATATTTTCTACCAAGTTTTGGTACTCCTTTATATGAATATTTGTTTGAACCTTTGGATGGTCCTACCTTTTCTGAAATTGATTCAGAGATTAGAGATACTGTTTTAGAGTTTATACCTGGTATTACAATAACTAATATTAGTATAAAACCGGCATCGGAAGGTGAGGAAAACAAGGGGTCTTACGTTAATGATAATAATGAAAAAGTGTTTAGAGTTCCCGGTATTTCGGAGAAAGAACATACCGCAATAATTAGAATTGATTACATAAATACAAGTGGTGCGTTTGACACTAACGATTTCGTTATTTTAAATATATAAAATATGGCTAATAAAAAAATATCATATACTGTTAGAGATTTTCAGTCAATTAGAACTGAATTAATTAATTTTACAAGAACTTATTATCCTGATTTAATTGAAAATGTTAATGATGCTGCGATATTTTCAGTATTGTTAGATTTGAACGCGGCAATTGCTGATAACCTACACTTTAATATTGATAGAAGTATTCAAGAAACGGTTTTACAATTTGCACAACAAAGGTCATCAATATATAATATAGCAAGAACGTATGGTTTAAAAATACCGGGTCAAAGACCTTCAGTTGCGTTAGTTGAATTTTCGATTACCGTACCGGCGTATGGTGATAGAGAAGATTTGAGGTATTGTGGCGTATTAAGACGAGGGTCTCAAGTTAATGGTGCGGGTCAAGTTTTTGAAACTGTATATGATATTGATTTTGCATCTCCAATTAGTGGTGATGGGGTTCCAAATCGTTTAAAAATACCTAATTTTGATTCTAACAACAAATTAATTAATTACACTATAGTAAAACGTGAAACAGTTGTTAATGGTATAACAAAAGTATTTAAAAAAGTAATAACTCCAAATGATGTCAAACCATTTTACGAAATGTTTTTACCTGAACAAAATGTTTTAGGTATAACAGGTGTATTGTTAAAAGATGGTACACAATATAGTAATGTCCCATCACCACAAGAATTTATGGGGGCTGATAATAGATGGTATGAAGTAAGTGCGTTAGTTGAAGATAGAGTCTTTGTTGAAGACTCAACTAAACAATCTGATAGACCAGGTTTGAAAGTTGGTAAATATATCCAAACGAGTAATAGATTCATTACTGAATTTACACCTGAAGGGTTTTTAAAAATGACCTTTGGTGGTGGTAGTCAATCGGCTGATGAACAATTAAGAGAATTCGCAAGAAACGGATACAAATTAGATTTATATAAATATTCAAATAACTTTGCGTTAGGTAGTACATTAAAGTCTAACTCAACGTTGTTTGTACAATATCGTGTCGGTGGTGGGACAGGTAGTAATTTAGGTATAAATACAATAACACAAATAGGTACGGTATCGTTCTTTGTTAATGGTCCTTCTGAAACGGTAAATACAAACGTTGTAAACTCATTAAGATGTACTAACGTAACTGCGGCGATTGGTGGTGCTAATTTCCCAACTATGGAAGAAGTTAGAAACTTAGTATCTTTTAATTTCTCAGCACAAAATCGTGCGGTGACAGTGAATGACTACAATTCGATATTAAGAAGTATGCCAGGTCAATTTGGTGCTCCTGCTAAGGTTGCAATTACTGAAGAAGATAACAAAATAAAAATACAAATGTTGTCGTATGATAGTTCAGGTGCATTAACAGAATCATTATCAAATACCTTAATGAATAACATCGCTAATTATTTGTCTAATTACCGAATGATGAATGACTATATTTCATTAATGCCGGCAAACGTAATTGACTTAGGTTTTACTATTGATGTTGTATTGGATAACAGTCAAAACCAAGGTACTGTTGTGTCTCAAATTATTACAATTGTGTCTGAATATTTTAGTCCGACAAATCAACAATTAGGTCAGGATGTGTATATCTCTGAAATAAGAAAAGACATTCAAAATCAAAACGGTGTGATTACGGTTTCAGACATTAAGGTGTTTAATAAAGTTGGGGGTCAATATTCTTCATCACAAACATCACAGGAGTATGTTGATTCAGAAACAAAAGAAATTAAATTAATTGACGACACGTTATTTTCGGAACCAAATCAAATATATCAAATACGATATTCAAATAAAGACATTAACGTTAGAGTTAAGAATAAGACTACAACTAATTTCAGTTGATAATTTATTTTTTGTATAAATAATTTATCTTATTAAAAATAAGTCATAAACTATTTATGTTAAAAGTAAAAGCATGCCAAAATCTATAAGAGTTCTTACCACACCTGGTGAAAAATCGATAAATGTTAATATAGAACAAGACTTTGAATATTTGGAGATATTATCTTTAAAATTATTACAAAGTGATATATATACAAGACAATGTTCGGACTATGGTGTCGTAGTAGGAAGAGTTAGTGTTAACGGGGGATTTGGTATTCCTAATGCACGAATTTCGGTTTTTATACCATTAGATGGTATTGACGAACAAGACCCTGTCATATCTGAAATTTATCCTTATAAAACAGTTACCGATAGAAACGACGAAGGATATCGATATAATTTATTACCATACAACGCTCAACACATTAATCATGTTCCGACAGGTACATTTTTCAATCGTAATGATGTATTGTTAGAACCTAATTTAATTTACGTTTACGATAAGTATTATAAATTTACCACCACAACAAATAATAGTGGTGACTTTATGTTATTTGGTGTACCAACAGGTAATCAAACGTTATTTGTGGACTTAGACCTTTCAGATATTGGTGAATTTTCATTATCACCAAAAGATTTGATTAGGATGGGTCGAGCAACTGAGGACCAAGTAAATAAAACGAAATTTAAAGCGTCTAATAATATTGACTCGTTGCCCCAAATTGTTTCAATAATTAGGAATATTGAGGTGGACCCATTATGGGGTCAGCCCGATATTTGTAGTTTAGGTATTACAAGAACCGATTTTGACGTATCAAAAGAGGCTGGTATACAACTTAGACCGACGGCAATCTTTATGGGGTCAATATTCACTAATAACGATGTTGATTCGATAGAACAATATTGTTCAGTGTCGAAAGAAATTGGTGAATTATGTAAATTGGAAACGAATAGCGGAACTATTAGGACGATTCGACAAACTATTTTTACTGACAGTAATGGTAGACCAGGGTTAGAAAGTTTTACGTTAGAAAATGGTGGTCAAGTTATTGATGAAAATGGTGTTTGGTTAGTCGAAATACCTATGAATTTGGATTATGTAACCACTGATGAATTTGGTAATCGAGTTATATCTTTAGACCCTCAAGTTGGGATTCCAACAAAAGGTAAATATAGGTTTAAAATTAAATGGAATCAAACACCTGGTTTAGACAGTTTAGTTAAACGGGCTAATTTTTTAGTCCCTAATATTCGTGAGTATTGGTCTTCTGAGAGTGGTAAAGGTTTTAAATTTGGAGGTGCAATACCACCATCATTGACTGACGTTAACTTTAAAATATTTAGAGCGTCATATGCGTTTACAACAAATTGGGATGATTATGGTTATACGGGTACGACAACGTCAGACCCTGAGTATCCAATAGGGTTAGGGTATATTAATGATGCGATAAATTGTGTTGACAAGTTTTATGAATTTTCTTTTAATAAGGTTTATACCGTTTCACAATTACATACACAATATAGAAGAGGTTTTAGTCGACATAGATATTTGGGTATTAAAAATATTTTAAATCCTGAATGTGATAGTGACAACCATAAGTTCCCATCGAACGACGCAATAATGAACGTTAATTTTTTATTGATGTTATTTAATATCTTAATGATATTAATGGTTCCGATAATATATGCTATTGTTATATTATTACACATTGTTTCGTTCATTGTTAATGTATTAATATATCCTATTTTAGTATATTTACTTTATCAAGTAGGTAAAAGTGCCGTGGCGGAATTTGCAAACGCGATTGCGGCGTCTACTAACATTGTACCTCAAATTGCATTGACAGTTACACATACAGCATTTGGTGTTTTATATGTTGCTGCGGGTGTTACATTATTATATATTTTCACACAAGTACCTAAGATACAGGCGTATTTTAAAAACTTTAAAATACCTAATTATACATATCCGAATTGTGATATGTGTACTTGTAAACCAACTGATAATCAAGATACTAAACCATTGGATAATACCGCAACTAAAAAACCATCGGATGGTGGGGGTGATACAAACAATATTCCGGCTAGCCCTGATGGTAGTAACTATTTATCCCAAATTAGTAATGCTAGTTTATATTCGACTAGTCCAAAGAATGTTGCGGCGATTGGGGGGTTAAAATCGGGAGTTGGTATACCATTTGAGGGTACAATTGGTACTGGTGTTGGAACAACGGGTGCTTGTATTAAAGTTCAGTCAATCGTAACCGATTGTGATGGACCGGCATTACCTGAATATATTGAATCGTATAGAAACGAAGAGTCGGGTACTGATGAATCTAAAGGGACTGCAGTATTTACATCAATGTTACCATTACCTGAAATGGTTAATCTTTTTAATTTAAAAGATAAATATTTTTCAACTACAGTACCTAATACAAATTTTAACTCAGGTATTGTAAATAATATCGGAGGTAAAGGTGTTAACCAAATTAAAGTTACATTTAATGTTGATAAAAATGACCCCAACAATTTTTACCATTTAGATAATGTTGTTGCGATATTAGTTGGTGAAAACCAAGGGTCTTCATTAACGCAGGGTAAAATTATAACGTTTCAAAATCTTGATTTAACTAAGGATAGTAACTTTACAAGTTTTCCTGAAAATGAATATGGAACACCTGCAATAACAGGTACTTCTTATTTTGTGGATAAAAACACACCAAAACAAATTACAGTAAAATATGCAGACCCAAAGAGTCCAAACAATGAATTGTCAACAACTTATTTTGTGGTTGGTAATCCTGAAGATGCTGCGTATTTAAGATTCCCAATCGATATTGAATATTATCAGGTTATATATTCTAAACCGTATAGTAAGTATAAGGCGGAAGTTGGTAATACGTTACAAGCATCATTTCACAATAGATATTTGGCAAATACTGATAACTATTATTTCACATCTTATAAATATCCGTACTCTAAACCTTGGGTTGAACAAGGTGATTGTAATAAGGGACATAGAATTAATCCGGGAAAACCACAAATTGAAGAATTTAACGATTTTGATAAACAATATGTTGTGTTTTTAGTTAGAGGTGTTGACCCTCATTCAACAAAACAAAAGAATAGGTATGACATTAGTAAATTATTGGGGTATAATAGTTGGGGTGTTAAATATGTTGAATTTTCGGCAAAACTAAATATTCCGATACAAAAAAACACAAAAAATGTTAAACACGACATTGCAACAAACAACACGTTAGACCCATATAGTAATACATATTTATTTCATAATTCATTTAGTTTTTTACCTGATGTTACTCAGATGAAAAGTTTTAAAACTGATTTACCACAATATTACTCAAGTCTTAGTAATGTTGTTGCTAATTGGAATAATAATGGTCACTACACTCAAAAATTTTTTTGTACAGGTGATTATTGTCCCCATATTGATAGTTCGTATCCTAATAATAGTACTTATCAATATAAACCAAATTATTATGTAAATGAAAATCTTGAAGGTGGTTCATCGTTATATTTCAACCTTTATTACTATATGGTGCCTGCCCATACGAAGGCTTTTGGTATTGACTTTAATTGTACAAAAAACTGTACTTATAATAAAAGTTACTGTAGTAGTGATTATACCTTAAAAAAATACACTAATCAGATAAAAATTGAAAAGAGTACTTCTTGGTCAAATAACCGTATTGTTATGAGGGGGGATAGACAACCAACGTCAACAGCTGATTATAAACCTAATCCTGGAGTTGACAGTTTTAGAGCGTTACATGCCAATCCAATATTTTCGGTTTATGTCTTAGAAGATGAAGGAGGTGTGAATACTAGTGTTCCACCAAATTCAGTCCCAACAAATGGTGAAGGTGAAATTACCAATAAATTATTAGAAACGTTTGTTTGTGAGAAATTAGTTCCTTTAGAATGTTATATACAGAAACAAGTTAACGGTAAGAATCAATTAGATACACAACCCATTGGTGATAAATGTTATACTAATGGAATTGGAGGGTCATTGGCTCCTATTATGGAAAATGGGTGTTACGTATTAGTTACGGTTCCATTTTTAAGTATTGCTACTGATTTTTATCTAATAAGTGAATGGAACTCAAGATTTATTTTAAACTATGCTGCGTGTCAAAACGTGTTTGGTCACGTTTTCACAAATAATTGGGTTAACGGGTCATTATTTGCGTTTTCATTTATAAATCAAAGGGTTTTTGATAAGAAAAATAACCCAAATGCGGTGTATTGTTCAGACGTTGTTTATCTTGATACTAGAGAAGTTACATTACCTGATGATACTAAGAAAACAAGTTACAGTTATTATTATCGCAGTTCACCATATAATTCAGGTAAATTTGTTGGGGAGCTGTCACCAACAGGGGTTTCAAGGAGTAATACTAAAAATTTAAATTTCCCAACCACTATTATGGATTTGGGGCCTAGAGATTTATTTACACAACAAGTTATTGAAAGTGATGAATATGATGGTTATGTTCTTGATACGTTAAGTAATACCACATATCAGGATACTTCATCGATAATCTCATTGTTCTTAGTCTCTCGATTAACGAGTAAAGGGTTTTTAAATTCTGTTGGTTCTGCGACTTTATCATTCTATTTCTCAAGAAAAAATTCATTTATTGATGGTGATGTTGCTCAATTAATCTCGATTAATTCAGAATACGGAGTATATCCATATACTTCGGCGTTTTATGGGGATTCCGCGTCATTTATAAATAATCTTGTAGGTGAAACCGTTGTTGGTATTTATTTTACGGGAAAAACACAAAATAGAGACTATATAACACCAAAACGTAACATATACTATAATAGTGGTAGTTTAACTGATAATTGTGGTCTTAGTGATATCCCTGTTAAAACACAGACTGTACCTTTTTATCAATGGAATATTCGAGATGCGGATGAAACCTCCGACCAATCAATTTTTGGGTCTCAATTGAATAATTGGTCTACGAATCCTGATAGTCCGTATTTCTTTCAATACGATTATCAAAAAATGGATAGATTGTTAGGTAGTTCTCGTTATTTTAGAACAAATAAATCGGTCTATACTAAAGATTTCCAAGGGTTTATTTATTCGGTTGATGGTCAAACTCGTGAATTGTTATCCAATGTGAATACTTGGCAACGAAATACAACCCCTAACGAGGATGTTGTGACAGGAGCTCCGTTTTTCTTTTATTTTGGGTTGAAAAAAGGTAAAACAAGTTTTGATAAATTTACTCAAGTATGGCTTGATATTGATAGGGTTGAATAATTATGGGTAATAGATTAGATACAAAAATAGTTTTAGGTTCGTTAAGATATAAATCAGCACCCGATGTTGATTTTGGTCTTAAAGTTCCATTTAATCAAACATTTAAAGAAAATATTGAGTTTGACCGTGGTGTTGATATAAGTTTGGCTCAGATTTATGATGATGAAAGACAACGTTCTGATACGTTCAGACCGTCATGTAAATTATCATTGATTTTTAAAAACAGTTTGGCTGGGTCTACGGCGTATTTACCGTTTAAAAATTCATTAGTTTATATTAATTTGAATACTTTATATGCTAAGATATGCCAAACAAATCCTGATGAAGTTAAATATAGTGGTTATCCACAATATCATGAATTTGATTTTATGAGGACTGATTATGATACGTCAGGTTATACTACTCCCGACATTAATAATGTGTCACATTTGAAGTTTAAACAAAAAAAATATACAAGTTACAATTGGGGGTTTTATCTTAGTTATCCTTATAAAAATGAATATAATAAACAATTACAAGCATTAGAAACGAAATTTAATCAAGTGTTAAGTTGGAACGTTTCAGATGGTATACCATTTGTTATTGATAGGAACCAAATTAATGGTCTTAATGTTATTTCA